GCTTAGGGTTGTAAAAGAAAACGGCTTCACAGCATATGCTAATGACGTGGAAACATATGACCATACAAGATGACACACACGACAAGCTCACTAAGGCATACATGGAGTATTTCAAGGCAAACGAGTTGTTTGCTAAAAGGCGAAGCCTTTCCACAAAAGTAGCCGCTAGAAAGGCACTAGCGGAAATTAGAATTTTGGCACGTCTAAGACGTAAAGAGATAGAAGAACAATATAAAGTGTCCAAGATCCACAAACAGCAACAGCGAAAAAAATAATCAGTAAGTATGTCCATATGCCATGGACTTATCAGGGTAAACCCATTCACACACTGCCAGAAGACTGCGAAGGATTTGTGTATCTAATCACAAACACAACCAACGGTAGGATGTATGTGGGCAAAAAACTGGCGAAATTCAAGAAGACACGTCCACCTCTCAAGGGTAGGATAAACAAACGTAGAAGCAAGGTTGAATCTGACTGGAAAGACTATTGGGGTTCCTCAGATCATCTAAATGCTGACGTGGCAGAATTAGGCGAAGACAAGTTTACAAAAGAAATATTGTACATTTGCAACACAAGAGGCGTAATGAGTTATCTCGAAGCTCGAGAACAATTCGAAAGGCGAGTATTAGAATCCGACGATTATTACAATGGTATCATCAATGTTAGAGTTGGTGGTTCTCGAATCCTAAAAGAAGAACTAAAAAATTACAAGAAGGCTTAACATAGCAACATCGCTGATCGTAGATCCAGGAAGTGCGTTTGAAACACAATGGTGAATCCTGAGTTGCAAGGCAAGTGCTTACTAAAGGCATAAAAGAAGATGCTCTGTGAAAAAGATACAACATCACAACTGCTCACTTTGTTTGTGAAGGGTGCCGCAGTTGACCGTGACTAATGAAGTCTGGAATAGGGAGTTGGCGGGTCACCGCTTCCGTACAAAAGTTCCTTTCACAAAATGGCAGGCTAGTCTCGCATGATGGCTTCATACTTTTCCCGTTACTGGGTGAAGTATGGATCAACTGTCTGCATGATGCACGACATAACTTCGTTATGTGATTGCTCAAATGCTTGAGCGTAAGCGAAAAGCAGAACGACGCTAGTCGTTCTTAAACATTAGGATCAAATGATTCGCAATCCAACCAAACAGCCCGATCAGGTTCCGCTGACTCAACGTGTTTCAACTTGGTGTGACTCCAGTTTCTAATCTCCAACTCTTTCAACACAGCATCAGAATACACATGAATAACATCTGGTTCCAATTTCAATATCTGTTTGATGGCAGTGGTGTCTGGTTTTGATTCGTATGTCTGAATCGCAGTGACTTCCGGTATTGCACGAAAATCTCTGGCGTACTTGTCTCCGTGGAGCCAAGTTAGTGGGCCTGTGTTTTTGGAACGCAATTTTAAATCGTTGGCTGTGTGTCGCCAATGAATATTATTTTCTGCGAAGCCCGCCTCTACGAGTCGGTCATAAGTTTTAGATCCCACGGCGTACACCTTTTGTTCCAACAGTTCTGCTAGACTGTGAGCATAGTGTTTGATGGCTTCGATGTGTGTGATGATCAGTGCTTGTGCATCTGCAGGAGAATGTTCAACGGTGGCTGTTTTAAGACAGGGAATCCACAGGTCATCCTCATCCAACTCCTGGGGTCGTACAATTTGTGTGTAGACTTGCATATGTGATTTATTTAGAATGTGTGCGTCATTGATTAAATGATGCTATTTGGTTCTAGGCACCGTGTGTGTATGATTTTTTATACTTTATATATAGTGTGTTGTGCTTAAAAGAACGGTTGTCCTGTTTTTTTGGCAGTGTCTAGGTTTTCTTTGATCACACCACCCATCACTTCTCTGTCTTCATGACAAGTGGCATACATCTCGTCCAGTGTGATTGATCCACGCATGAACCATGCCAATTTGAATAGATCGGATTTGAAATTTTTGATTTCACCTTCCATTTCTTTGGTGAGTTTGATAATGTCAGAAGTCGGCAGTGTTGCTATCTTTATACGAAAAAATTTGCTGAATCAAATGCTACAGGTATTGTGTATTCAGCAGGCGCTCCGTTTTTAACTTCTTCTTCTGAGGAAGTTATTTTTTGAGGTTTTAATTGAAATGCTTCTCTATTTTTTTCCAAATGTTCCATTATGGAACTGAAAAATTGTTTGTCAGTGTTATCTAAAAAATCTGTGATTTGTTTTATATCTGTCACAGTCTCTCCATCCACTGTGATTGATGCTATTGTGTTTGCCACCATGCCCACACTTAATTCTGTTAATTTTTTAAAAGTGGCTTGAAATGCTTTTACTTTTTCTTCGTCATTCATTTTTGTGTCATCCACAATCTTTTGAATTCTTTGCTGTTCAAATGTTTGGATTGCACTTTCGGTAAACTCTTTGTATGTTAGAGGTTTTGTTTTTACTTCCATGTTTTGATAAAAAAATGTATCATTGTATTGTGCTGACAAGATGCTGTTCAAACTTTCTTGTAAATCCAACACCAATTCTTTCTCAATGGATGTGCCCGGCACTTTGATTGGCATAGTCATGCTGGTTCCATATGTGGCCATTCTGATGGTCATCAATGCCGCATCGCAATCTATCGAAGGCATTGCCCATGCATTCTTAATTGACGGTATACAACTCTGTATCACTGTCACCGTGGCTTCACCATTCAACAATGCATCTGGAGTTTTCAGCAACATTTCATCTTTTGCTGTCATAGGATACACAGCAACATCTCCTGATTCAGGAACCTGGATAGATCCTTCAGGATAAAATTTATAACCGCTTGGCAATCTTACAAACTGTTTAGGCTGTCTGTAATACTTCTTAAGTGGGTTACTATTTGTACCTATTTGTTCTTGTGACATTCAATCTCCAATAAATATTGTTTATTAATTTTTAAACTGCTAATATTTAGTATGACATATTAACTGCGTACTTAATGATTGGCATTAAATACAAGTAACAAGGATTTTGGTATCACATAATGGCAACAATTGAACAATTATTAGAAGACGCGGTTAAACAAGGCGGGCTAGCCAGCGAAGATACTGCCAAAAAGATATTGAAGGCTGTGGGTGGGTCTAGCGCCGGTAAAAGTGGTGCTCAACGTGAGTTCACAGAAGAAACCAAAAAAACCAGCAAATCAGTTGTTGTATTCAAAAAAGTTTTAGATGCGGCAGGAGCCGGCTTTGAATCCTTATCCAATGGAGCAGACGGATTGGTTGGCGGATTCAATAATCTATCACACAGCACCACAGGATTAAACAAAGTATTTTTACAATTCACAACCGAACTAGCGGCAAGAGTGTTTGAAAATGTTGACACTTTTAGAAACTTGGCAGAGATCGGCGCAAACACAACTCAAACAGTCAGTGATTTTAGACGTATAGCAGGCGACGCCGGCATAGACATGACAAGATTAGCTCAGGCATTAATGAGTGCCAACACATCACTTGCTGGTTTCGGTGGAAACGCAGAAGTGGGTGCTAGAAGATTTAACTCAATAATGGCAGATTTAATGAATAGTGATTTCAGAAGACAAATCGTAGGTCTTGGATTTTCTATGGAAGATATCACAGAAGGCTTTGCTGATTATCTAGACTTACAAACCACTTTAGGTAGATCTCAATCAATGAGTAATTCACAGTTGGTGACAGGCTCGCAAGAATATCTATTGAGATTGGATCAGTTGTCGAAATTGACAGGATTGCAAAGAGACCAAGTGAAAGCGGAATTACAAGCAGTGGCAGATGCTAGAGAGTTGCGTTTGATTTCAAACAGTGAAATAGAAGCAACCATGGTAAGGGTCAAAGCGGCGGCACCAGAAATGGTGAGTGCTGTGACAGGATTGCTGGCAAAAGGATTTCCAGAAGGTGGAGAGCAAGTTGGTATATTTGCTGTGGAAGGTGTGCGTGAAGCAGTGTCGGCATTGAGAGATGGTGTGCCCGGCGCAAGTGATCAGTTCATTCAAGCACTGGCACGTAACGGTGAAAGCATTGCCAACATGGATGCAGGACAGAAAAAATTAATTGCTACTCAGTTGGGTGTGGGCAATGAATTTTTTAATGTTGCGGCAGATTCTGTCAAGTTTAGAAAATTTTTAGGACAAAGCACTCAAGCAATAATAGATGAGCAAGACAAAAGAAAAGAATTGACAGAAGGCGCAAAACAATTTGACCAAGCCAGTGAAAATTTGAAAGCATCATTTCAAAAATTAATGACGCCGTTTCAACAATTGATTGATGGAGTTATAGGTTTCATAGCAAAAGGAATTGATCCGTTAGCAAACACACTAAATGACTTAGGAACAAAATTTAATGATTGGTTTGATGGGTTATCAGACGGTGCAAAAACCTTTGCTGAGATACTAACAACGGCGGCAGTAGGTACAGCGGCGGCATTGGCAACCATCGGCGCAGTAAAAGGTGTGAAGTCAGTTGGTGGCGGACTAAAAAATATGATTACAGGAGGTGGCGGTTCCGGTGGAGCAAAAAATGTTTTAGGAAAAACTGGTGCAGGCGGTGGAGGTTTACTAGCCGGCATGGGTGGCGGATTAAAAGGATTAGCAAGTGGTTTGACAGCAATGGCAAATCCAGCGACTCTGCTAGGTGCGGCGAATTTAGGATTGGCAATCACGGCAATAGGAGCAGGTGTTGCCGCGGCAACTTTCTTAATGGGCGGAGCATTAACAAAGTTTGCTGATGGATTAAAAAGTGTAGGTGAAGTTGATGGCGGTAATTTGCTACAGGTAGCCAAAGGCACTTTGGCACTATCGGGAGCAATGGTGACAATGGGTGCAGGCAGTACAGTTGGTGCTGTTGGTGGCTTTGTGAGCAAGATATTCGGTGGAGGATCGGAGAACTTTGCCAAAAACCTCAATAAAACACTGGATGAGCTTGACAAATCCAAAATAGACATGTATGCTAACAGTATAGAAAATTTAGGAACAGCAATGACAAGTTTAAGAAGTGGCATGATGGGAACAACAACAGCATCCGCAAGTTCAACCGGAGACAAGTTGGATCAGTTAAATAATACGATGGAACAAATTTTAATGGCGATGAATGACGGAAATCGTTACAGCAGAACTACTGCACGAGCAACAACAGACACAGCGGAGAATTTCGGATAATGAGTTGGAAAAAATATTTTACAGAAGTGCCACTAGCAGATGGTACAAGCGGAATGAATTCACCATTAGGCGGTGGAGTAGGTGGCAAAGCCGGACCTGCCAAAACAAACTATTCATCTTATCTTCCAGATGTGTACAGTGGTGCACCAAACAGAATTGAAAGATACGGACAATACAATGTGATGGATTTAGATTCTGAAGTGAATGCCGCATTGGATATTCTAGCAGAATTTTGCACACAGAACAACACACAAAACAATACACCTTTCAAATTTGAATACAATCAAAAAGCAACCAACACAGAAATACAAATCATAGAACAGTATCTGCATCAATGGTGTAAAATGAATGATTTCACAAAACGTGTGTTTAAGATCATGCGTAATGTGTTCAAGTATGGTGATGCATTTTTCATTAGAGATCCAGAAACAAAAAAAATGTTTCACGTTGATCCAGCAAAAGTTTCTAAAATAATAGTAAATGAAAGCACAGGCAAGACACCTGAGCAATATGTGGTCAAAGACATCAATTTTAATTTTAAAAATCTTGTTGCAACCACACCTCATCAAACAACAGGCAATGTGACTGGCGGCGGATCAGGATATTTGACTGGTGGTGTGAGAGGAATGACTGGAGTTGACAACACATCAGCACCAGGAACAAGATTTGGCACAGGACAAAGAGAAATTGCTGTTGATGCCGAACACATTGTACACCTAAGTTTATCAGAAGGACTGGACAACAACTTTCCGTTTGGTAATTCACTGTTGGAAAGTATTTTTAAAGTTTACAAACAAAAAGAATTATTAGAAGACGCAATCATTATCTACAGAGTACAAAGAGCACCTGAAAGAAGAGTGTTCTATATTGACGTAGGTAACATGCCAAGTCACTTGGCAATGCAATTTGTGGAAAGAGTGAAAACTGAAATACATCAAAGACGTATTCCTTCATCAACAGGTGGCGGACAAAACGTTGTGGACTCAGCATACAATCCATTATCAATCAATGAAGATTATTTCTTCCCTCAAACAGCAGAAGGCAGAGGTTCTAAGGTTGAAACATTACCAGGTGGTACTAACCTAGGTGAGATTGATGACCTGAAATACTTCACAAACAAATTGTTAAGAGGATTAAGAATACCAAGCAGTTACTTGCCAACAGGAGCAGATGATTCGCAAAGCAGTTTCAATGATGGCAGAGTGGGCACAGCATACATTCAAGAATTAAGATTCAACAAATACTGTGAAAGACTACAAAATCTAGTATCAGATGAATTCAATCAAGAATTTAAACGTTATCTTTTAGAAAAAGGTGTAAACATTGACACAGCGATGTTTGATATCAAGTTCCAACCACCAATGAACTTTGCTTCTTATAGACAAGCAGAGGTAGACAACAACAGAATTTCCACATACACACAAATAGCCACTGTGCCATTTGTTAGCAAACGTTATGCTCTATCAAGATTCTTAGGATTGACTCCAGAAGAGATGGCAGAGAACGAAAGAATGTGGAGAGAAGAGAATGATGAATCGATGCAATCTAAACCAACCACTTCAGCAACTGAATTGAGAAGTGCAGGTGTCAGCACAGCAGGCATCCAAGCAGATTTAGATGCGGCAGAACCAACTGAAGATCCTGGTGCTCCAGGAGACGACAATGCACCAGCACCAACAGGAGATGCAGGTGGCGGAACTCCAACTCCGGGCCAGTAGCGATAAATAATTTTATGATATTGCGTGAACTTTTTTATTACGATCAGATTACCACAGAGCCAGGCGAAAGAAAAGAATACGACGCCGCTGATGATCAGTCTATTATGTCATTGGGTGACACACGTAAAACTAGACTTTCATTAAAACAGATCAACAAAGCCAGAAAAGCCGGCGAATTCCACAAAGATGAACAACAAAAAGAGTTAGAATTTGTGAGACAGATGTACGGCGCCGCTAATCAACCGGAAATGTAATAGATGTCTATTGCTTTTGTATTAGGCAATGGTCTCAGTCGCAAACCAATTCCTTTAGAACCACTACAACAATACGGCAAAGTGTATGCCTGCAATGCAGTATACAGAACTTACACACCCAACTACCTGGTAGCAGTTGATGCCAAGATGATCAATGAGATCTGCACAGCAGGTGCTCAGTTGAAAATGCCTGTTTGGACCAATCCAAATAGAGCATATAAAAAGTACAAAGGGTTAAACTTCTTTGAGCCCAGCATGGGATGGTCATCTGGACCCACAGCACTGTGGTTGGCATCCAAACACATGCATCAATTGATATTTTTGTTGGGTTTTGACTTCACTGGCACCACAGAAGGCAAGTTGAACAACATATATGGAGACACACCCAACTACAAAAAGAATTCAGACACTGCCACATACCATGGCAACTGGAACAGGCAAACCAGTATTATCCTACAGAAAAACTCCTTAAAGAGATATATACGAGTAGTACCAGAAGGCACTGATGTTTTTGAGGCTAAAGACCTTAAAAAATTTACAAATTATAGTGAAATCACAGTGCAAGAGTTCAAAAGACGCTATCATTTATAAATTCTGCGTCAAACGGGCCAGTATCGGCCCATTATCTACCTATTTTTTTACCTATCGGTTAAATAATACATGACAGTCTTATCATAAACAGTTAAACAGGAGAAACCAATGTCAGATAAAAG